CCCTCTTCTCGGGCTGGATGGTCCATCAATTCATCGTGCTTGATTCTAAGCAACTCAGCGGCCTTGCTGTCCTTCGCCTCGCCGTTTCGCCTGGCAGCCCACTGCTTGAACCCGCCGTCGCTGTAACGGAGCGAACCGTCTACGGGACTCACGGTCATGTGGTCCTGGGCTGCCTTTACCGGTGTCAGCACACCCCACTTCAACGGCTCACGCAGAAACCTACCAGTGCCGTCTTGCGGGTGAGGGTCGTGTATCATCTTTCCATTCTTGCCAACGACAGCGTGCAATCCGCCGCGTGGACTGATGCCCTCAACCGTGTGCCAACCCGAGGGGGGTGGATTGGTGATTGGTTCCTGATGATATTCCAACCCTTTGCTGCGCAACCAACCGTCTACGTTGGCCCAGTAATCATCAACACCTTTGTCACGGCTTCCAAAGTTGTAACGACGCGGCCCGTCGAACTCCGGCACGGCGCACTCCAGTATGGAAGCCAGCGCCGTCGCAAAGCAATTACCGTCCGGCTCCCCGGTCCTAGTCTGCGTAAGCGGAATCACGGCGTCACCAGGTGAATCAGCTGCAATACTTTATACACGATGATGCACAGTCCAAGTACAACAGAGCCAGCAAGCAGCGCCAGCAAGCCTAGCACCACCATCATCGCTAAAGAGTCAACTGGGCGGTAACTGACAAGACTCATGGCTCATGGCCCTCCTTAGCTTTTAGTGCCTGCACCTCAGCTTCCAACTTGTCCAGCCGCTGAGAGGTGGCGTCATGCCGATGCTGCGTGATGGCGTCACGTCGGCGACTATCGACCAGGTAACCGCCTACCATGCTTGCAACGGTCAGCACGCCGACGATGATGGTAATAAGAGCGGCGGCGGAGTTAAGCGTTACGCGGCGCGCGGTCACGGCCTTACTCCTCCTGCCGGCTCCATTGGATCACGGGTCTTAAGCCACTGCTTGAAGTCTGCTATCTGCATCGGAGTTACATCAAGGTAGACGAGGCAGGCGCGATCATGCCCCGCATTGAACGCCTTGATAGCGTCACCCAAGCTGCTCCACCCCAAGAATACTTTTGATTCATCAAAGCCCTTGCCGGGTAGCAAATGCTTCTGGTCGAAAATGTAAACCCAGTCACTTTCCGGTTCAGGCCCCAAGGCAACGTCCAGCGAGTCGCCGTCCGCGCCTTTTTGGCCCTTGATGTAGCCGTAGTCGTAAGCCATGACCTGTGACCAACCGGGGCCGGTTCGGATTTCACCCTTGCGACACTCAATCACGACGGGTAGGCCGTAGACCGTCAGCTCCGTTACTGCCGGGCCGTCAGCGTCATGAGCTTGGGTCTTTTTAGGCGGTGTAATTTTGATTCCGGTTTTGGAGTCTTTTGCCCACTTTTCTTGCAGCGTCATTGATTTCTTTTCGCTCACGCTGCCTCCTGAACTCTTACAACGTAGTGGACCGTAGGCTTGCCGTCGTATGTAGCGCCCGTTTTCTTCTGCACGCCTACGACCTTAAATTTGACGTGTTTAGAAACTAATACTTCAGCTTCAAGTGGCGCATCACTGACATGCGCTATTGAAGTGCCGTGGTCCATACGATCAACTTCAAATACGCAGGACTTTTTGCCCGCCAGCTTTACATTGTTCTTAGAAAAATTTTCAGCGGTCTGCAAATCGCTAGACCACGAACTAACGCCTTTCATATCTACTACGGCGCCAGGAACTAAATTTTCAAAATCCTCGTTAGACAAATCCAATCCGCGATAAGTAGGTCCGTTGCCGTCCCACTTAGGCGCTTTGCTGATGTATTGCTCCAGTTCTTCAGCAGTCGCTTTGTCCTCACCACTGCGGACATCAAAATACCCGGCGCCAGAATACGTACTAACAGCACGCACAAACTTCTGTGCTTCTTTTTTACCAACACCCAAATCTTTTTCCACTATGGCTTCACGCACGCCAGTAGGCAACCCCGCATAAATTCCTTCACCGCCCAACTCAACGGCGTGCCCACGGTTTCCTTTTACCGCAGGATTAAGGCCCCAGGCATTAGGAGTCTCATTAACGTGCAAATTTTTTAGCGGCTCGTCGGACATGTCGTCGCTATTGTCCCACTTTACACTGGCGACGCCATTTTCTGTAGTGACAATCTTACCAGTGCGCCCTTTACTGCTAACCACACGAGTACCGTAAGATACAGATACATCAGTATCTGCCTTGCCCGCTAAAGATTCACCAACCCTGGAATTTGCGCTTCCCGCGCCTTTCTCTCCAAACTTTCCGTCTTTACGGCGTGGATGGTCTGACTCTTTGAAGTTTGCTTCGTCCCCCACCCTCACTTTCAAGTCGCCGTTTACCAGGTACGGCTCGACGCGCCCGTTGGTGAACGTAACCTGCACCGTGGGATTACCGAACAGGTCGGCGGTGCCGGTAGTTACTTTGGCGACGGTCAGCAGCTTGCCGTTGACAGTGATGCGGTCACCAGGCTTCAGATCGGCGGGCGCAGTATCGAGGGCTTTGCGCTTAGGATGCAGCACTTCCTGTAACGCGCGCTTGCTGGCCTCTTCTTTCGTCATGCCTTCTTGAATATACTTATTCATTAACTCTGCATGACGCTGAAGATTTGTAGTTACACGACGAGCATTAGTTTTGTAGTCACGGTTGTTTCCAAGACCGTCCTCGCCCTGCTCTTCGTCCTCAGTCTCTTCTTCCTCCCCTGCCACCTTGACCGGCTCCAGGGACTCGCGATCATCAACGTCCTGATCTTCCTTACCTTCCTTATTCTCCTCACGCAGAACCTTGCCCGGCCCGCTGGCCGGAGTCAAGCCACCGCCCTCGGGGAACAGCCCCTGACCCACTTCACCTTCCGCCTGAATGGTATCTGGCAGCTTGTCGATGTCCTCGTCCGTGATGTTGGTAAACATGCCGGTCTTGTCACTGGACTGCTTCAGTTCTTTAGCGGCGGTTTTAGGCGAGATGATGCCACCGTTCATAGCGACCATGACGGTGTCGACCACGGTTTTGGCCAGCGTACTCTTCTCGGTCTCATCCAGCACCCTGATAGACGGGAAGTCCAGGTCAAGGTCGTCCGGCACTTCGCCCAACTCACTGGCGCATATTACCGGGTACAACTTCTCAAGCTGAGGCCGTAGCTGCTCGTCCTGGTCCTGTGCGATGCGTTCCTCAAAGACGCGCTCATCACCTTCGTTGGTGCCAGTACCCAAACCTGTATACGTCTTACCCCAAAGCCGCGTGACCGGGATGCCGGCGGCAGCGCTGACAGCAAGCTGAAACTGCATCAGGATAGAATCAAGCCCGCCAAATTGGTACGACGTAGCACTTAGCTCACCATCAGTCGGAAGAAGAACCAGTGACTGATTCGACAACATCTCAGAAACTTGCTGCATGCGCTGAGCGAACTTTTCCGTGGCGGCGGAATTGCCACCAAGCCCACTTAGCATACTGGCGAGTTCAGGCATACGCATGCCGAGTATATTAGCTCGGAAGCTCAAGGCCAAGATATTAAAGGCCACGTTGTCGTACATCTCAATTTGTTGAAGCACCGGCTCGATGACCGAGATGCCCCACGCCGAGTATGCTTCCTTTTCAGGCGTTGGAACCGTTGGACCGGTGAAGCGCAGTATTCGACTGGCATGAACCTTAAAACTGTCGCCGCCAACAGCGCGGACGTTGTAAAACTTAGGTAGGCCGAACTCCGTAGGTTTGGACATATCAGTGCAAACCGACCCATCAGGCGTAATGCCAGACCAACGGTCAAACGGAATAAGCCCACTATAGTCGCCTACGCCTACAGAATCAAGATCAAGTTCTTGGTCTAATTCGCTGTCTTGTCCTTTGAGCGCGATCAACGCACCTGCGCCGCCGAACAACCGCGCCCAGGTCATCGCAGTGAGAACCTTGCCCTTAGAGTTAGTGCGCCGCAAGGCGCGGTCAATCTTGGTCAAGTCCTTAGGGTCGATGTCGCTCGTAAGCCGAGGCCACGCTTTGCACATTGCCTGCGCCGGCATCTCAACGATCTTGCGCGTAATCCAGGAACTTTCAAACATGCTAATTAGGTCCCAGTAATGAAACGTGAACCTAGTAAGCGGATAGTTAGTCCCCTCAGCAAGATTGGGCGTGCCGTACCCTGTACGGGCCAACATGTTCTGAAACGCGTCTTTACTGTATGCGGTCACACGTCCCTGCAAACCCATATTAGTCCCACGCGTGTCCGTAACAGTATTACGCTGGCGCCAACTTTGCACTAATGTTTCAAGATTGGGGTTGACGCTCACGTCCTTGCGCTTGCCCATAAACGTCAACCTCCTTTCTTATGATGGTGGTGTTACTTGACCGTTAGAACACCACTGTTGGCTGTGATGGGCACGCATTCAGGCGACCGTTGAAGATCATCGCCAAATCGCGCATGAACACCATACTTCGCCAAATCAATATGCCAAGTTGGCCACTGATTTTGCAATCGCTCAAGCGCGCTCAACCACGCCTGGTCTTCAGTACTGCAAAATGTTTGATTAGCGCTTATTACAAGGTATTGCCCACCCTGCTCGTTACTCCGTAACTGCTCACCTAGAACAATAAAGCCAAGTTGGCCTATCTTTACACTCAGCGCCTGCGGGAAATCTTCACGCACCCTTGACGACGCCATCATACCTTTTCGTTGCTGAACACTTGCCGGGTCGCATACGTGAGGGTGCCATTCTGTATTGGGATAGATAGGTCCTTCTGGCGCAGTGAATGCCACGCCACCCCATTCTGCCCCCATCTTAACAATCATGCTGCCGCAATTCTCACAAGTATGCGGCCCGTAATAGACGATCTTTGAATTTCTGAACGTAATTTGCTGGCCCATAATGCATTCTCCTGCGTAAGTAAGTACACGCGCTGCTCATATTCCTAGCACCATAGATACCGCGCACTAAGCATCTACGCCACTTTCATCCAACCAGATTACTTTACGTTCGTCCAACGCAATTGGAGCAATGCGACTGCCCCGCTGCACGAACCGCCAGAGTAGCCGCTTATCCGTCGCCGTAACAATAGCGGCCAGGACCTCAGCGCTCAGCTCCCAGCCTTTGTAAATCAGCCGGTCGCCGGGGCGGATGATAACTATCCGGCCCGGGATGGGCGTGGCAAAGTGCTGCAGTGTACTACGCTTCACTGTTGAACGTAGGTAATGAAACCGTTGATGCCCCCGGTGCCAGTACTGACGGCGCAGAGACCCTGGCTGGCCGGAGTATTGATTTCGTGCCCGGCACCCCAGCTTACCAAAGCCCCCGTACTGGGCGCGAACACGCCGGTCAAAGCATGCGTGCCCACGCAGGTCGTACTAGTGCCGTACTCCAAGCTCATCGTGGTGCTGGCACCGAACGTAGCAGAAAAACTGCACAAGTAAATGGTAGTAGCGCCACTGACCGGGACAATCTGCGTCGTTGTGGCGGTGCTGATAGCGACAGCCGCCGTAGTCTTGGCGACGGACGAATTCTCGCAAGGGTTAGGCAGCGTGGCGAGCGGCGTGACAGTGAGTGACCCACTATTGTAGTTCGTTACCTGCGCCGGAGTGGTGATGGTCAGCGCGCCAGTGGCAATATTCGATAACGGCGCGAAACTGAGCGTCAGCGTGCCGGCTGTAGGGTAAGTTGAACAGGCGTAAACCAGCTTGATCTGGTCCGTGGTGATGTCACTAGCGGACAGCGCGGCTACCACCTGGGTATGCGTGCCGGTACTGATCGTGACCGACGGGGTCTGTTCTGCGGCAGATGGCGCAGTAGCGCCGCTGTTGGCGCCCAGGCTGTACATAGCGAACGTGCAGCCGCTAGGCGAGCCAGTGATGCCGGTAGTCGTAACAAGCAAGTTACCGTTCGCGCTCTTATTAGGAATGGCGACCGTGGCGGTCTGGGTCTTGGTGGCGTCGGCGGCGGTGAAGAACGTGCTTCCCGCCTGGGCGGTGTAGGTGATCTGAGCAGTCAAGGGCAGCGCAACGAGGATGGTGGCTGCCAGGATTACAAGAAGCTTCTTCATTTGCGATGCTCTCCTGATGGTGCTTTGGGTTAGGCGGCAGGTGCAACAGTGCCAGCCTGGTTAACGGTTACGGCGTCCGTGGACTCCGAATTGAGAATCTTGTCAAGCTCTTCGATGGTAGGCGGTGGCGCAGACACGTCCCTGACCGGCTGGGCCAGCGCGGCCTTGACGTCGTCAAGATGAAGGCATTCGGCCAGATTGAGGCAAGGGTCACCTGGTGAAATAGGAGCAAGCCGCCCGTTGCAGGTATCGTTACCGGCTACAGCGTCATACAAGATACCAATAACTGCTGTCTGATACGCTGAAATCAGTACAACCTTGTCGCCGTTCTTCGCTTCACGTCCGTTCTTGTAGTGCATTGTGTTAGTCTCCTCACTGTACTGCGGTTGATATGCCGTGTAGTTTTCTAGACTGTTTAATCGTAGCTAGGAGCGCGTCTCTTAAAACCCTGAACTCTTCCTTCTTGCGCACAGCGTCTGCGATTGAAACGTCTAGTTCAGCACTTAACTTGTCATATAGCAGAATTGTTTCTTCTGCCTTAATAAGCGCCTGCCTGTTGAGTTCCTTTACGTCAATAAGTGCACGCATCACGAATCTAGCTTGAAGTAGTTACGAACTACAGGGTTCAGTTCAGTACGCTTTGCTACTTCGCGTGCCGCAGTTTCCTGTGACTTTGGTCTAGCCTTAACAGTGGTGCCACCATTCAAATGCCGAGCGTCTATCATGGCCGCTGCTTTGCTATTAGTCCAAGATGTAACCGGGAAGTCATCACCAATCTTGAATACCGCCCAAGCGTCATTACCGCGCGACTTACGAACTTCGTACTGCGCAGCGTCTTTCATCTTAGCATAGCGCTCAAGGTCTTCTTTTGAAGAGTGAATGTCGGCTGTAAGTGGTCTCCCACACTTCGCACAAATTCCTTTTATTAACTCGCCTTTGTATTTACCGAATGTAAATGCGTGATTGGGTGCGGTATATGTAGCATCCTTAAAAGCGAGGAATCCACCCAAGCTAGCCATAGCGGCTTCTTTACCAGCCTTGGCTGTGAACCCGTCTTTCACAATTCCAGCGCCTCTTGGCCGATACGCTTTCTTATTACGTACAAAGGCTTCAATTTCAGCATTCTCCCATAATTTTCGCGCCGTTGTATAGGCAACTTGTGCCGAATGAATACGCTCGCGGTCTTTAGACTCTTGCGCCAAGCGCAGCATCTTACCAGTACGCTCCACCTCATCTTGATAGATACGCACGTTAGGATTATCCCACTGCCGTGCACCTGGTTGGCGGTAATCTTCAGTATCCCACGCCCTCGTACTTCTATCTATTACGGCGTCCAGCGCCCGGTGCAACCTCGCTCTACGATCCATACCCTACGCCGCCTTCCTGATGAACTGCCGTTCAAATTCCGCACGGGTCATACGCTTGATCGCGCCGTTACTGTAGACTTTGTGGGGCCAGCTGACATCGTCGATGTCCAGAATTACTTCCTGTGTACACCTGTCATTTGGCGCGCAGCCAGCATGATATTTTCCAAGAGTTGATTTTTCACCGACTAGTGCTTCTGGTGCCGGTGGATCATTCCACAGAATAATGACGTCTTCCATGTGCTTGTGGCTACTGCGCACCAGAACATCTTTACTAGTCAGCCATACGTAACCAGGACTACCTACTAACTCAGCTCGTGATTGCGTCAGCGCTTCACTCGCCTTCGACACCTCAGTCCGCGCGAGCCGATTGACCCTAGACTTCAGCAACGCCGGGAACCGCGCCCGCGTCATCTTGGCAATGGTGCTGGGCCGCGCGCCTGCCTGTTGAGCCTTGGTTACTTCGTCCACCAGCGTCTGAGCCGCTTCGAGCGGTATGCTGCTGATATACGCAGCGTTCTCGCGTATGATGGTTTGGACTTTAGCGCCGAGCGGCGTGCCTTGCAGTTCCTGCTGAAGTAGCCTGTACAACCGCCGCCCGCCGGACCACTTGGCTGCGGCTGAACGCCATGTCTTCTGGTTACTGCTATCCGCAGCGGCTACCATCTGTCGGGCCAACAACTCTGACGCCTCGCGGATGTCTTCCTGCCTACTCCGCTCCGCGATCTTTCCTAGCCACTGCTCCAGAGTTTCTTGCGGAAGTTTGGGCGTCAGCACGCGGCCAACTATTTTGTTGATGGCCG